GGTGCGTTTGTTCATCCTGTTGGTGAACGGCAAAAGAATCGTAGACCGAATCGTGATGATTTGTTTGCTTTAATGAATAACTTCCGTCATTATAATAATGATTTTAGTCCTGAAAAAGATAAACGAAATGAAAATGTTGATGCTCAACCAAAACAATATGGTCATGTAGAACACCCATCAGGTGCTGGTGGAACTTATCCTCAGGATGCTGATATTAGGGAATTAATTATAGAAAGCGAAGGCTACAAGGATGTAGTTTATAGAGATACTAAAGGTCATTTAACTGGTGGTATCGGGCATTTGTTGCAAAAGAGAGATAATGATCCTGATAGTCCTACTTATGGTCAAATGTTAGATCCTATTGTTTACAAAAGAGGTGACACACCTTGGGAAGAAGGTGACTCTATTAGAGAAGAACTTATTGAAGAATGGTATCAAGAAGATCTTGAAAAGATGAGAGCAGGCGCTTCGTTTTTAGATAATTGGGAACGTTTCCCTACTGAACTTCAAAATTTATTAATAGATTTTGTTTTTAATATTGGCGCTAATGCATTTGGTCATACGGCTTCTTATGATTCTTCTGTAGAAGGTCCGGCTTGGCCTAAGATGACGGCTGCTTTAAATGAGGGTCGTTGGGCTGATGCTAGAGAAGAAGTTTTTGACGATTGGGATAACGTACAAGTTTCTCGGCTTGAACGTTTACTCAATGCTTTAGATGGGTTTATTGATTCTCAAACAAATAGACCAAGGGGAAGATAATGGGTTGGGATTTAGATCCGAGTGTTGTTGACAGTCGGTACTCGCATGTACGTGATCCATTGGCTTACATGTCTAGTGGAGGTGCTGCTTCTACTCTTGGTCTTGGTGCTTATGCATGGTTAGATCTTGTAGGAGATCCAGAAGTAGATGCTTTTATTGACGAATGGTTAAGTACCGATAAATGGAATGAATACGGTGGTAACTCTACTGCTTTTGCTGCCGGATTCCAATCAGCATTAGCGAATGTGTCTTGGTGGGCTGATAAACATAGTAATTGGCGCGCTGGCGAAGAAATGCGTTTAACAGATCCCGGTACTTGGGCAGAAAATGTTTCTATTACTTCTCGTGATACTAGAATTATGGCCAATAATTTAGGTGTTAATCTTTCTGATGATGTAGTAAATAATATCGCTATTAACGCTAATTATAATTTATGGACTGAAACTGAATTAGAGCAGGCTATTATACAACAGGCAAATGTTAGTCCAACTAATATAAATTCTGGTTCTATTCAATCTCTTGCTGATTCTATAGTTAATGTAGGTGCTGAAAATTTTGTTAACATTTCTGACAGTTGGGCTATACAACAGGCTATGTTAATTAAGTCAGAGCAAAAAACTTCCGATCAAGTATTAGATGCTGTCTATAATCTTGTTGTTGATGAGCATCCTTTTTATGACGAAGAGAAATTTCAAACTATGCGTCAAGGTGATTTAACTATTGCTGATACTATTTCTTCTGCTATTACTGCTGTGTCTGATACTTTAGAAATTGATGTAGATCATACAGATGATATTATTAAAAATAATTTGGTCCAAGAAGATAGTGCTGGTAATAAAACTTTTATAAATAAAAATCAAGCGGTTCGTGCTGCTATGCAAGATGATCGTTATAAGCAAACTACTTCTTATAAAGACAGAATGAAAAACGTTAGTAATGTTTTTTCTAATGTGTTGGGAGTGTATTCGGTCTAATGTTAAGAAGAGGTAGTAGTGGCCAAGAGGTTAGAGATCTTCAAAATGCTTTAATAGCGTTAGGTTATGATCTTGGTGCAAGTGGTGCTGATGGACAGTTCGGTCCTGCTACTGAGCAGGCTGTTATACAATTCCAACAGGATTCTGGTTTAGATGTAGATGGTGTTTATGGTCCTCAAACTGAGAATGCTCTTAATGCTCCTACTGTTCCTGTAGAAACTACTCCGGCTACGCAGCCACCTTATCTTTATGAGGAAATAGATCTTAATGATAACGAATTAGGTGACACTGAATTAGAAGGTGATGGAACTGGTGGAACAGTTGATGTTATTGAATCAACTTCTATACATGATCAATTTATTATAATGATGGAATCTGTAGGGATTAGCGGTACTGATGCTGAAAACTTGTGGGTAAAAGCGTCAGGATATATGACTAGTCCTGATTATGCTCCTGAAGATATTTACCAAGAGTTCTATAATAAAAATGAAGATGGTACGTGGGTATTTAATGAAATAATGGAAAGGTTTCCTGCGATT